GAAATGATTTTTCCATTATTATCCAGAAAACTAGGTAAATCAGGAATAACGCCAGTAGCAGTAGCATCCAGCCATTCATGATACCATTTTCCAAGTTTTTCCTTTTCTTCGGCATTCAGCATATCATACCAGACATTTCCCCTATTTATAATTAGAAAACATTCCCTGTTTCTTCTTGCTCTGATATGATCCTTCTCTATTTCAGATAATATAGAATGTTTAATTAGTTTACCTTCTTCAAAAGAATATTGTATATATTCATCAAAGAAGTTAATAGGAATCATTTCATCATCAATAATTACACAGGTATCATCAATTTCCATATTCTCTGTAAAATTTGAATATCCAATAACATTATTGTTATTATCCAGTATAATCAGCATATTCCAAACACCCCCGTTACATTTCCGTCCCCAGATTTCTTGCTAATTTGCAGATTATTACCAGAAGGAATTATATTGATAGTAAGCCATGTATTTTCATCTGATACAATGATAGTATTTCCAGGTGAAACAGCGTTTGCTGTTGGATACACGGCATAAGACAGACCGGACGCACCAGAGACTTGAAATACAAACACAAGAGCCGAGAACCGCATAACATTCGATAATGTGAATGAAGTACTGGAACCAGTCCATATTTTTACGGATTTACAATTCAAATAACCGGGCAAGGTAAGGTTTCCAGAGGAATCTGCTGGAATAAACCATAGTGAACCAGAGTAAGAACTACCGCTTTTCCGGTTATAATGAATACCATCGGACTGCACGGTGAACACATCGCTAACACGTTGCGCGGCAATATAATTCCCCCATGTAAAACCGAAGTCATGCCCACTCCATCCGCCGTTTACTCCAAAGATACCAGATTGTCCATTCGCCTTTTGAATAATCAGGTCTACCTTCTTATTCATCAGATCATTGATATTGGAAGCTGTTGTATCGTTCATAGTCGTACCCCAGTTATTCGGACCTGCCGGACCCCGCGCTCCAGTATCTCCTTTTGGTCCTTGCGGGCCTTGCGCTCCAGTATTTCCTTTCGGGCCCTGTGGTCCTGTTGCTCCGCGAGATGGTTTACCAGTATCGCTGGATCCTAAGAACCAATTTCCATTAGAACCGATGGTAGGAGTGGTTCCCGCCGGTCCCTGAGAACCTGTTGCGCCCTTTGCACCAGTAGCCCCGGTATCTCCCTTTGGTCCCTGCGGTCCTTGCGGACCCCGTGACCCTACTACTTGCCCTAAATCTATATTCGCCATACTATCACCCCTTAATTTGTGAATAGGAAGCCATAAAGTGAAATATTCCCGTTGGGATCCATAGTGAATTTGTTAGTTGGTCCAATAAACTCGGTATCGACTGCACTAAATCTAACATCATTAATAGTGTTATCCAGTCTACCATAGTAGGGTTTTAGCTGTCCACCAACTAATTGAATTGTATTCTCGTTTGTATTTATTGTAATTACGTTATCGGTATTGTTTCGAGCTGTTACAAATATAAAAACCACCTTTCCCACTCTATACGTCTGATAATTTACCATTTCCAGCCCCGTTTCCGGTACGACTTGCAGCACATATTCCTGAGGTTTCAGAGGATTCAGTTCTTCAGATAGAGTTTCAATCGCCTGATTCAGCTTTTCCACTTCATCGTCCAGTCTTTCCCGCGTCACTTCTGGCGTGACATAGTTCCATTTATTATTATAAAATAGGAAGGAAGCAGAGCCATGAATAGTGATTTCCCCAGATGACAAAGCAACAACGCCATTCCCACGGATGAGAGCAATGGTATTATTTTGAATGTTCTGATGAGGAAGCGTTACCGTTTCCCCATCGAACATAGTTACATAGAAGATGTTACCTTTAATAGATTCAAATTTCTGAATGTTTGCCATTTTATTTCCTCCTTATTCGTTATTTCCGCGACCAATGTATTTTTCAAGCATTGGTTTGAAATACACATGAAATGCGGCATTATTCGGATGAATACCATCGCTTGCCATGGTATACTGTGAGTTCATCTGTTCATATTTTCCAGAGAATTTTTCATACATTGGAATTAAAGTAACTTGTGGACTTCCCACACTTGTTGCTTTTTGATGAATCATAGAATCATTCAGATCATTGATTAAATCCACCATATTCCATGGTGTAGTAGCTGTATTGTTATTAAGCCCGTCCTTAATAATATGAGGCATGATAAAGAAGATTTTTGCTGTAGAGCCATACCCATTCAATATTGTGTCTATGGTAGCTGCCCAATAACCCATTGTTCCTGATGAATCCTGAATAGAACCCTTGTTGCAATTATTACGGTAATCATTGATACCGCCATTGAAAATAACAGTGTCTATTCCGTTCAGATGACCAGATATTTGAGCGAATATATTATTGTCCCCTTCTTCCAATGTTGCTCCTGCCTTTGCGTAGTTATACACATTCCATCCGAGTTCTTGTAATATTTGTTTAAAACCATTCTGATTGTTCGGATCATCAGCAAGAATAGAATCACCGAAAACTGCAATTGATTTTCTCTTTCCTGGATTGTCAAAAGTAATTACATTGCTTCCATCATAAGTTTTGATAAAATCTTTGTAGCTTTGATAGGAAGTCAAATAACCTTTTCCCTGAAATGAAATAGATGGGGATAGAAGATAGTTCTCCACGTCAGAAGCAATACAGCGCGCAACAATATAGATAAAGGGATATTCAATAACATATCCGTACTCTATCATATCATCCATGTATATATTAAGACTTACTACTTTATTGATATTATATGCCATATTATAAGGACTTAAGTTGCCATTTATCCGAAGCTCTTGCTGATTGTTCCATGAGAATGAACACTCTGAAGAATTTCCATTGACTACGTTTAATTTACCGAGAATATACCATGTGTTTTTAACAGGAGTAGTATTAATTCCTCCTGTTGAATAACCGTGTTCAAACATATAGAAATATGCGTCATCAAAGTCAAAACTACCATTATAGGTATTATTCTGTAAGTGTACTCGATTGTAATTATATGCCGTCAAGTTATTAATATACATACACATATTACTAACACCGTATGCGTCAAAATTACAATCTGTCACACTGAGAATAGAAACATTTTCAAGATCATCACAATATACATGGTATAGTTTTTCAGAGTTTTTATTAGAGAAGTATACAGTCCTGCACTGTTCCAGGAATATTCCACCACTTTGAATTTCATAGCCACGTTCTCTTGTATCAGAAGAACAATTATTCAAGTAGTTAATTCCTGAGATATTCAGATACCCGATAGTATTAATTATTTCAAATTCATCCGCTTGGCTTGTTGAATAGGTACTCAATGATTCACAATTGTTTACATGGTTCCCCCCACCGTTTAACCGTAAACCAATAGAGCCACCATCAAAATTGCAAGATTCAATTCTACCATCCGTTGTATTAATATTCATACAAATCACATGATTGTTCCTGTTTGAACCACCGCCATAACACTTAACCTGTCTAAATGTCATATTGCATACAGTAGTTTCATTCGGGGACGTGGCCTTATCCGTCCTCACACATTCTTCTGTAGCTCCTTTTACACGAACATTTTCGATGAGCGAAGTTGTGGAACCACTGTTGACAACTAAACAAACGGATGCAAGATTATTCCCATCAATGGTACCTCCAGACCAGTGTATATTATTTCTTAATCCAATCCGTCCTTCTTCGCTTCTGGTAATTTTAATAAAATTAATGGTGGGCTCGATACATTTTAAAGTTGCACCATCCTGAAGAATAAACTCTATAGAATCACTTAATACAAGAGTTCTTAGATTGTATACACCATCTCTAAAGTAGAATGTCGCTCCCGCATTCTCTCGAATCAGTTTTTGAAGAGAATCGGTTACATCAGTAGACCCCGTATTATCAATTCCGCGTTCGACCACATCGATGGGGAGAGGAGATGGAAAAGACCCTTCCTGAATCATTTTCTGAATGGTATCTTTTATTTCCCCCTGAACGTCAAGTGAATTGAAATAGTTATCCACATATTTCTGCAAGTTGTTTAATTCATCAATATTATTCTTTACTTTCCCCAGTACAGCATAGAGCAATTCAAGTTCTGTCATATCATCAGAAATCAGATAGGGCCAGTTTTTAAAGCACCATGCTCTAAATGGAGTTAAACCATTCTTGTCGTATCCGTCCATTGTATACCTCCTTTATATAATGAGTCCCATGAAATTCTTTTTAAGATCCATGGTTATCATGCTATCAATATTATATATGATTTTCTGTGCTTCTGCAAGTACCGAAGGGATCGTAAAGAACCCACGTCTTCCCTGCACCTTTCTCCATTCATCCACGTTCCCATCTGTCTTTCGGTTTGCTGTCGTGTCCGTGTTCTTACTGGAAGTTCCAGAATCAGAACCGCTTGATGTTGTATCCGTGTTATCCGTTCCAGAAGTCGTACCGCTGGAATTTGAATTAGAATTATTCTCCTCCTCGTCCAGCATAGAGGCGTAGTCCCTCGCGTAGGTTCCCGATGCAAAGTTGACTTGCGGTTCATCAGAATGAAGCTTGAAACCGTTGAAATCATTAGAGGAAGTAGACTGTGCTTCTGAAGAGGAGGTTCCCTCCACCTTTCCGGTGTTAGAGAATTCACTTGAGGACGTTCCCTCTTCCTTGGTATTTCCCTTGTCATCCCTTGTTTCATCGTACTTTCGATTGAATATATCCGTGAAATCGGTATCATTGATCAGGTCCTCAATAGAAATATCTGAAATTTCAGATAGTTGAGTCAAAGCCAAGGCGTTATAATAGGGCATGATTCTGTTTAAATTCTCGTTAAGATGAAAGATCCAGCTCTGTACGGTTTGAAACCCAATTTCATATTCATAATAATATTGAAGAATCTTTTCACAAAGTGTTTGCCGATGAGACTCGTTCCATATCGGGAAGTCTCTGAAAATATAGGGAACTGCTTTGGTAATCTGTTTCCACATATCCGGTTCATCTGGATTATAGTACCGGATAATGTCGGAAACCTGCATTGTGAACGTTGCTCTACTCATCTTTTGAAGGAACATCGTCACTACCTCCCTTCGACTGCTCAGGCTGTCCTGAAATATAATATTCATCCGCATTGGTAATGCTGGAAAGAATTTCAGAATTGAACCGGACCTGAATATTCGTACCCGCCAGCTTATTAAACTTCTCGAGCATTCGCTCCCTTGGCTGTAGACGGGAATTTCTATAGATTTCAATCGGCTGTGTATTGGAATTGACTTCATCCACTACCATTCTTTCCTTCTTATCTTTATCGCCGTTTTCGATACCGAGAATGGTAAAGATATCATTCCAATATTGATGAGACTGGATCTGAAGCTTGTCTACCACGTAAGGCGCGTTTGTATTCAGTACATCAAATTGCTTCATGTCAAGGATCCCCTCCACACCCACAATCACGCTCATATTGGAATCAATTTGATCCACTGCATTTCTAACAGTCAACTCGTTTTCCTTGTCCGTCACCACAATGACGGGAGTCTTCTGTGCGTGAATATTCACATCCATTGTCCTATACAAGTCCGTGAGACGTGGTATATAATCCATCAAAAGCCCATAGGTGGACAAGCCTCTTTTGGATAGATCATAACAGCATACTCCATTGTCCGGTGTAACGTTGAAATTATAGCCATGAAAACCAATCGCCTTACCGGATGTCGGCCAACCATACACGTCATAATCTTTCCGGGATCCACCTAAACCGAGAATCATATCCCCATCCTTGAATAGCCATGCGAATCCATCATAGAACAACTTTCGTTCAAAGAAATACGGATTAAACGTTTCCGGTGCATTCTCATAGATGAATGAATTGACCGCCAGTAATTCAATCATATTCTGAACGCGGTCGAACGTCCAGGCGTTTGACCAATTGGCGATATCACGTAGCTTGTTCCTGTTCCTCGCCATGTCCTATCACATCCTCTCTGAATCCTTTTACGCTTGGGGAATTGTCAAATGAGTAGTTGCCAACCTGAACAACACCATCATTGACATGCCAGAACGTGATTCCGTTATCAAATATGCTTTTGATTTTTGCCGCGTCATTAAAAGGAAGAAAACCACCCAATTTACAGCCTTGCGTTTTGATGAAATTCCAATATTTCCTGCTATCAAGATTCGGTGTTTTTATCTCATTCACCGTGTACCCGTATGCCCATAAGAAGTCATCAATGATCTTTGCATATTCTCTTGACACTGTATAATGATAAACATTGAATCCCTTGATTGACATAGAAATATTTGCAGAGCCTGAACCGGTTCCTCTTACTTGGTCGGCTTTGGTCTCTATGGCTTTCTTTCTTGCAAGAGCGGTTCTTGCATCGTTAACAGAACTAGCGACCCCATAAGCTCCGCCAAGAACCCCTGATGCACTTCCACTTGTTAAAGAAAGAAGAGTGTTAGCTGACGCTGTAATTGCGGATATCAAATTCTGCTGCTGCTGGATTTCATACACTTCCCCATGCATAGCTGTCCATGCCTTGAACGTATCAATGGTATACGCGCATTGCGGATAGTTAGATATGTTCATCTTTTCCTGATAATTCACATCTTGGTTCTTATATCCAATAGGAATCATTGTAATAACAGGAGAAGCTGAACCACTCCCCCAACAGCCAAGATTTAGCTGTTTTTGATTTTCAAAAAACTCTACTTTTAGCGTAGCAGTTAGCCCTTCATTATTGGTGACTACCCAAAAGCTATAAGGATAGGTGTACATCTTGTAGCATCTTGGCGTGTAGCCATCCAATGTTAAAGGAAGGTTCGCAGTTAAGTTACTTACCGCAACACTGCCCGCGTTAAATGTATTGGTAACAAACTTCGGACACATAAATATAGAAGCAATACCCTCAGATTTATTCTGTTTCGTAGCTTCGTTTAAAAAATTATTGAGTGCAAGAATCCCTTCAGTATCCGTGTCGAAAACACTGTAGTGCAGACCTGAATAGATATTGGAATACATTCCGCCTTTAGCATCCTCGAATGAACCGCTCCCCGCATCGAACGTAAAAGAAGACGCGACAACAATTGACATTTCAGTCAAGGACGGATTCCAATCCCCATCCGCGTCTGAATATACAAAGTCTCCTGTTTCAAGCTCTTCGTCAATAATGGCATCCCCCACAATATCCGTTGTTGTGTGCTCCCGCTCTACAAAGCAATCTCTAAGAAGCCATTCAAATTGCCAAGACTGCATAACGTCAATTTCAAACTTCACAAGCGTCATACTTGGGGATACATATTCCAAACCTGTTATGAAAGCAAACCACCATTTGTCATAGTAGTTCGCGTTCTTGAACATGATATAATTATATCTGCTCAATTCATCAGAATTGACAGGAACACGGATTGTATCCGTGTCCACTGTCCTGATTTCTGTAAAACCGTTAATAGTAATTCCACTCAGACTCTCAAAATAGGAATATTGCGCGGGCATATCTGTGAAACGCAATGTGTCCGTATACGAGTTATCTAGTGGAACCTGAAGAAATCTAACTTCTCCAATTGGAGTTTTTGGTTGAACGTTCATTTATGCTGGACCCCCCCGCTTGGATTATTCCGGTGTGTATGGATTATCATAGTCCGCATATAGATGACCACCCTCAATGGAGAAAGTCGGACTAATACCATCCTTACCAGCTGGACCTGTAGCGCCCCTTGCACCCTGTGGTCCCTGTTCGCCAGGGTCTCCCTTCGGACCCTGAGCGCCAGTAGCGCCCTTAGCCCCTGCTGGACCCTGAGGACCAACAACCTGTCCCAGATCGACTTTTGCCATTTCTTCTCCCTCCTTATAGAATGCTATTAAATGCCCGTCTTCCACATCAAGATGGTCAATCTGCTGATATTCAGAATTTGTGTTATATGTCACGATTAAATGCCCTTCTTCCAACACAGCTCCGGAAATATCCAGACTCCTCTAAGCCAGAGTGACAGACGCTGTCTTCGCGGTGGTTCCATCCTGATTTGCGACCGCTCGCACCGTAATAGTAGCCGCGTTTTCATCAGGCGCAATATATAATAGACCATTCTCGTTAATGTACGTGTTCGGGCTGTTTTCTCCGGAAATTTCCCAAGTTACCGTCTTATCAATACCCACACTTCCCGTAACCGTTGCGGTGAACTGGTAAGACTGACCTTTCTTGTACTGAGTCACGGATGCCGGGTTAATCGTTACAGCAGTGACCGTCATTTCCGCCGTCGAGAACGCAATCAGCATACCAAACGGCGAGTCGCTCATGATCTTATGATGATGGTACCAGAAGAACTGCATCATAGTTTCTCCGATATTCGCGGATTCAGACTCAATCACCGTATCCAGAACCATGAGCTTGTCCTTACTCATCATCATAATGGAAATCGTATTGAGGAATGTTTCCTCATCCGACGTAAAACGACGATACCAATTCTTGTCGGGAAATAGCTGCTCCATTCGCTCGTATTCCTCTTCAGTAGGTACCAGACGGTCGAACCGCTTTTGGACACCGCTCCACTCTACCTTATTTAGGTTAAAGGCATTCGCCAGTACATTGACATTCTGCACGGCCTTAGCACGCGGTGTCATGATAACCCATTGTTCAGACTTTGGAAATGTTCTCAATACGCCAGCCGCGTTATAATCCCTGCTCATGAAGTCCAGATCATCAGAAATCGCAAGAATATCCTCGGCCACATCCGACGCGTTATCTTTTGTGATCACGTCAATATGATTAATTTTGGCATGTCCGTCTACAATGTTTCTTGCGACAATGTAGCGCATTGCCAGATATTCATCATACTGTTCAGAAACTTCAGCTCTGGAAATCAAGTTGCTCAAAAGATCCTCAACGCCAGAGGCATAGGAGAATGCCTTTCTCAACTCAAAGCGACTGATAGGAATCTTATAGAAGGTCTTATAATTGATGAAGTGCAGTGCTTCTTCTACCTTGGGCTTGTCCCAAGCGAAGTATTCGTCTGCCCCTGCATTCGGGTTATACAGATGAGGCATTACAATCTCAACAAATGCTTCCCTTGCAATTTCTCCATATTCCATCGTACCGAGCTTTGCATCCGCCCATTCATTATAATAGATAGCTGATTTGATGATAGTTAAGCCGATGGCGTTTAACATTCCGACAAACTGATTGCGGATATCCGCGTTTCCAATAATCGCTGTTCCGATTCTCTGAAGGTTTGCATCACTTCCATCTGCAATCGGTACAGAAGTTGCATATCCGCCGCCTAACGTATTTCTGATAGCATTCAGAATATCAGTAGACGTAGCGGACAATACTGTTGTGTCCCTGGACGGGATCATTGCCATTAAAGATCACTCCTTTTCCCAAATAGATTTTGAATTGTAATTGTTTCTTCTTTGCTTGGTTCCTCTTCTTGAGGATCTACTTCTTTTTCTTCTTTTTCAAAGGAAGTTCTACCCTTAAAGAGAAGATCCCTTCTTGCCTTTCTTTCATCAGAAAGCTGTGTTGTCAGCGACTCATATTCACTAATTCCCGCGTCAAAGCTTTCTCGCAAGGCTTGCAATTGAGCCAGTTCCTCATCATTCAAGCCTTCTCTTACAAAGGGTTCAAACTTGCTAAATAAATCTTTATCCATTATAACACCTCATCTTAACCTATCAAAACGTCTTAAGTAGTACATCCAGTTCATTTTCTTCCCCATAACAGGACCGGGACCAGGGGCGATATCGGGATGATACACGAACCCGTTCAAAGTGGAATCAGCACGCCAGATATAACCGTTAGAAGCATACAAACGTTCGGTATAAAAATACGTTCCGTTGTAAGCACTATTTGAAGTCACAATGCTGTTCACACTTCCATCCGCATTGTATTCAATTTCCTCCACAATAGCGACATGTCCGCCGCCTTCATAGTCCCATGAAACATTAGCGCCCAATCGTGGAATCATAGGATCATGCTCATAGCCTGCTTCAATTCCCATCTGATACCAATCCTTACCATCGTTATATCTGGTAAAATTGAATGGTTCAGAGGACCCCTGAAGCTCATACCATCTACCTAACGCGTAACATGTACAGTTAGGCATACCATAGCCGCTTTTGTAGTAGACGTTATCCGCATACCAATACGGGTTATTGAGGATCCCCTCATCTGTGAGACGTGGTATAAAATCCGCCATTACACACCACTCCCTAATAGACTATTCCATGTTTCCACGCCGCAAATCCCGTCCAGCTTCAGATTGTTAGCAATCTGGAATGCTTCTACTGCTGCTTGCGTGGAAGGACCGTATACGCCATCAATTCCATCCGGACCCAAGTCATAATCCAGCATATCCAGAATGAACTGAAGCATCAGAACCTGCTTACCCTCATCTCCGCTGCTGATTTCTTTTGGTTCAAACATAACCTGAAGAATGGCATTCTTTTCGTCACCAATACCGCCATTCAATGCATACGTGCTTTCTTTCTCCATCACTGCACCTCCATTCTTTCATATAGCTTCGTAAGGATATTTGTGTTGTTATCAAGGCTCTCTTTTAACAACGCGATTTCTTCTTTATGCGCGTCTTTCTCGTCCATCAATGCGCGCCACATCAAAAGAAACGCGACGATAGGGAACCCGATTGTTGAAATTGACTGCATAATAGCATCCATTACTTCCATCAGCATCCCTCCTTCATATTAATTTTACCATATTGACAATAAAAAAGCAAGCCCCCAAGCCCCCACTGAATCAAAAGGGGGCTTGCCATAAGGAAAAAATGTTCATTTACAGGGCAACTATATTATAGCATGATTTATGATAGAGATCAATACCTTCTATTATATTTTTTCGCTGGCTTCTTTTCCTCTTCTTCTGAAGATGGAACTTTCGCGTTATGAATGAAGTCAAATTGCTCCGCTACAACGTTCGTGAATGTCCTTCGGTTCCCGTTTTCGTCCTCATAATTGGAAACGTCAATTCTGCCTTCAATTAAAACACGGTCTCCCTTATGGGTGTAATGTCCGAACACGTCTGCTCTCTGGCCAAACATGATACACGGGACGAAAATCGCGCTCTTCTCGCCCTCCCGCGCGTTATAATGGTCTACCGCAACCGTGAATCGGCAAATCACAGTGTCGTTAGCGCCCGTTCTATTGTCCGGGTCCGCCGTCAGTCTTCCTTGTAAAATCACTTTGTTCATACTACATCCTCCTAAAATATTATTACCTTTGAAAGGTATCTTCATTATATCATACAACTTGCTAGTTGTAAATAGGTTTTAAATAAGTTGCAACTTTCTGATAATTTTAAGTCTCCATTCCTGTTTTGGGTGGAAGAATCCTCTTCTGTCTTGCATCTAATACATCCATCCCATAGAAATAGGCGATTGTGTTATCTGTGTAGAACGTCGGTTGTTTTAGGCTCACCGCGTCTTTATAGGCCGTTAGAATGAAATCTTTAGACACAGCGTTCCTGCTGATAATGTTTTCAAATTCAGGATTGATATAATATATGTATTTTGAAGATAAAGATCCGTTTCCGTCGTGGGTTACCACGTTGAACGACTTTTTTCCATCCGTAAAAGAATGGACAAAATACATCTTGCCAGCCAGTGATACCCTAAAAAGAATAACATGTTTCAAATACTTATTCTTTAATAATAATTTGTATTGACTAAAGTCTATTAAAAACTCATCATCCGCAAATTCTCCTGTTGTCGCGATTTCATTATGGGTTACCCGTAAGACTCTCGGTATCTCCTGCTCTGCTTCATAGCTCATTTCTGCATATTCCACACAAACCCTTGCTCCATCCGTGAAACCCGGTACCTGCAAATACCGAATATCCCCCGGTCGAATGTGCATCTTATCCACGTCAATCCCAAAATAATCAAAATATATATTATGCTTCTTTATTACATTTCCAATGAACCATACCCTGATAGAACGATGCCTACATATGGTAGACACGAGAGATAGAAGCAAGTTAATCTCATTCGGGAGATAATCTAGGTCGGATGCTGGCACAAATTCCTCAAACACTAAATTATCAAGCTTTGGAAAATTGGATGATTTATATTTGTGCTGATTGAATAGCGAGAAAGCAAAACCTACTGTTTCATTTCCAATAAACCAATTTCCATGCTCATAGATGATTTCATTTCCGGTGATATCCTGAATGTAGTCTTTTACCCCACCCGGGAACCAGTCATTCAATAAGGAAGCTTTCATATCGGATTCATATCTGCATACGCGCCCAAACTGGATACCCTTGGTATACCAGTCATAAAATAATGCATCCTTACACACGCTATAGGATTTCCCGTTGGAACGTCCTCCAAAGATAAAATTGTACTCGCATCCGCTGTCATAGACTCTTTTGCAATTATAATATTTCATACAACATCTTCCTCCTTACATTTTACTTCAAACTTATCTCGATACTCGAACCCATATCCTGAACCTGTTTTGTAAATCCATATCGGACAACAGGAACGCGGATCCACCCAAGAATCCTTTTGAAACTTTAATAATTGATACAGAAACATTGAATTCAACTTGCTGTTGGTCGCTAAAATCGTATAATCAGCCCCTACCAATTGTACCCCGCTATATTCATGGATCCATCCTAATGTACCATTTTTGTCGCATACCTCTTGATCAAACCTCGCGTTACCATAGATAGAAGCTAACTTGCTCGTGACGCTTCTGTCTATTATAACATTCGGTCTGAAATAATTTTTGCATAAGCGTTCAAAACTGTTATCACAATATGTATGATAGAAATATGTATACATTTTGCTCCCCGAACGTTTATTGACTCCTGATATCGTGCACTTTACAGAGTCTCCCTCTAATACAATATATTTCTTCGCACCCCATGTACAGAACCAATCATAGGATGGTTCCTCATCCATGGCCCCAATATTATACCATTCATCTAATCCTTTCACAAACCTTCTGAATAATTCATAGCATTGTTTCATAACATTTCTTACCCCCTCTTCATCACCATGTACTTTTATACTGTCCGTATCCCAATAAATAACATATGCGTTTGTATGCACAAAAAGACAGTAGGTGTATATCGCCAGAGAAAGACGAGAGAACGCCGTGATATGAAGTCCTACAATAAAGTTGCGCATGATTCCCTTCTTTTTAATTTCATTGAAATCTGCCTCTTCAGAACTGTACATCATGCCAAGACTGTCATCCCAATCCATATGAATATCATCTTTTAATATCTTTTCTACGTTAATACCATATTGGCCGTTTAAGTGTCCTTTGGATTGCATGTATAATTCATGGATCTGTTCGGAAAACTCATCATAATTTGATTCTTGTAAACTCATCAGCACTTCGATGTTTTCCTCATTCATGATAGGCTTCCCATCCTTATAGAACTCTTTCCTGTCAATAGGCTTCCCTTCTTCTGTCTTCGCATGAATCGGTTTTAAGTTCGCCTTTAGGTTTAAGTATGCATAATTCGTGTTTCTAAGGTATTCATGAACCTTTCGTATTTGACTCGCCACGAACAAACGTTTGCAATCCTCAATTTCAAAATCGTAAAATAGCGAATAAGCAAGCAGATCCACTGCTGTTGCCTTTAATTCCAGACGCTTTGCAGAAAATACACGTCCATTGATCACCAACGTTTGAGAATGAATCCGTTCCCCCCATCCCATCTTTATGATGTCTGTTTTAGATTCTGATATCAAGGCCATCTGGTTAGACTTCTTATTTTTCCCATCTTTCCCGTAAAACTTCTTAATCTTCACATCTTTCAATACCACCTCCGCCATGAAATAATACTGGACCGGTCTTCTCCAGTTCCTGAAGAGACCATTCTCAATGCGTCCGTATTTCATGTTATAGGTTATATTTCTTTCGTGCAAGTCTCTTACGGTCTCTTTTAGTTCTGTATTGTATTCCACAAAATGGTAAGGAAACTCCCGTTGCACTGTAGACGCTGGATAGGAGGATCCAAAGTCAAAAGACATGCACCCTTTTACCGGGACGCCTACAAAAGAGGGATTAGCCGCTACAAATGCGCCACAAAAGAGATCCTCCAGCCATTCCACTGTCTCTTTAGAATCGGGAAGTTCTCTTCTGCATTCAGCCAGATACAGCTTGCTTAAAGAGGATTCTTTTCTCTGCTTTCCGCTTTTCAAAAATACCTTTTTATTAATTGTTTCTTCTTTTAAGTTATTCTTTCTAGTGAAGGATGTATACGTATACACACTTAAAGCATCCTCTAAGGAATGGATCCAGTCATATTTCTTATATTCTGAAACAATCGCGAGAAGCGTTAAGAAGCAATCTCTTCTATTATATTCATATTCCACTTCAGGCAATTCCGAAAACCAAAAGTATTTCTCTGAATAGTCAATGTCAAGCTTTTTATAGCCAAGCCTTTCCCCTAACGCTCTCAAGGACGCATTCAATAGCCTAGCAGAGTCTCTAAACTCAATATTTCCGCAAGCTATCTTCAAAGGCTTATTCGGTTCTGTATATAATGAATTATCATCATCATATGTAGTATGACAAAAGACAGAATTTTTATAGAAGAATGTCCATTCATAAGCCAGGTTATGAATAAAAATGACTGTTTTATAACCACTATTATTTATATCTATCAGCATTTCATCAAGTTCATTATATGTTCTATAAAACCCATGAAACCGCGCTTTCTCTTCAATGTTTGAATAGTTGATATTTTTGAAATTATCTGATAAATTAATAGAAGCCATGCTTCCTAAATAAAGCACGGCCCCTTCTTCTATATCCGTTGTCTCTATGTCTGTTACATAGATATTCGGATTATATTCCAACTTCCCCATCTAATTCATCTCCTATTCAAAGAATGGCGCGGATAATAGATCATCAATCAACTTAATCAAGGCTTCACCCGATTCCTTATCCGCTTCAGGAATCTTCCCTTCCCGAATAAAATCTCGAACTTGACCGGACAATTCTCTAAAATAATCCTCTACTACTTGATCTGAAGGGCGATTATACTTGGCTCTTCTTAAGGCGTCCATTGCGGAAAACAAATCATCCACCACATTAAAACCAAACCTTTCCGCCAGCTCTCTGATCTGATTGAACGTTTTCATATCAATCTTGTCTGTGAAAACACCAGAAGCAAATATATTGTAAGCTCTTGAAACTGCTTCTCTTCGCATTCCCTTAATACCGACAGGCTTCACACGCTCTTGTAACGCGTCTTGTAAATCCAGAACCATCTGTTTTCCAGAACGTCTGTTCGCTTTTAACATTTCCTCGGTCTGGCGAATATCCCGGATCCTTCCCTTAATCTCCTTTGTTTCTCGTTCAGAAAGAGATTCTTTCTCTAATACCTTTTGAAGTCTTCTTCTCGCGGCTCCCATGCTTTCCAACTGCTTATTCCTAAGAGCGTTTAAGCCCCGCTTTACAGCTGGATCCCTTAAATCCAATTCGAATAATTTTGACAGGTTCTTTCTTAAATCGACACTCCACGAGTTTTTACCCGTCTTCTTAATCGGTATACCGTATTCCTTCAAGCGGTATACGTCCTCATTCCAAAGTTGCCTTCTATCAATTCTCTTCGCCATGAGTACACCCCCAGTAATAGAAAAGATGGCCGCCAGGTGAACCACTCCCGGTCGCATGCAATACCCCATGTATGGGGTGGTTCCAGCATGCGGTTTATCGACCATCCTTATTTTCAAATTATAGCATAAAATGCGATCAAAATACAAGGGAACAAATGTTCTTTTATTGGTTCAAAAAATATTTTTATAAGTTGAAAAGATTTTCAAGGCCAGTTTTGACCCTGATTTCAGAGTTTTCAGACAATTCACACAATTCAGACTCACTTTGAGGTATAATATGCTTAGTTATATGTATATTATGGTTCTTCCAATATCTTAATATTCTTTTCAGTCATTTTCTATACCTCCATTTCTATCAATATATACCATGGAAATATCAACGTCAATATATAATTCATCCCGATAAGCTACAATGTTTTCTACATTGGAATCCAATATATCATCCGATAGATTCTCTAAAGGATCCCCTCTGCTTAAACTATCTTCAGTAATATCAATGTAAAAGTAGTAATTCTCTTCGCATTGCGCATTGATTCTAATCCGTACAGACGGTAGCAAATCAATACTTAAAATATCTCTCAATGTCATCCTTATCATCCTTTCTTGCATGATAGATGCAGTAGATTAATTGCCATAGTTTACCAATACCATATATAATGGCCGTTAAAATTCCTATGACGCTCACAATAAACAGAAAACATAATGAAACTTCATATATAGCACTCAGCATATTATTCTCCTTTTTTCTTTATATCAATTCTAACAATATCCTTTACTCTATAGATACTATACTCGCGTTCTCCATCATGAACGACTACCTTCTTTGCCTTACCGGCCTCGACGTCCTGTACAAACGGTTCACAGATATCAATCATCAGTTTTCACTCCATTCCTTTTTAATATTGCCTTTTCCAGATTCTTGTAAGAAATCTGGTTTAATTCGCTTTTTAGTGGTAGCTGCTTCTTCGCGTCATAGACCTCTTCAGTATACATAATGGTTCCACAATGCCGGCATTTCAAACACCGGATTATATCGCCATTATCACGATGAACCACCTTAACAACATTCGCCTTCTCATTGCAATTCGCGCATTTCATTTTCAATATCCTCCATTTCAGAATACATTATTTTCATGTATGTTCTAATAGCAATTTTAAGGTACAATGTTCGATAACCCTTATCTAGTGAATCTAAAAATTCCACGATATCCCTATCTTTCTCATCGTTTAACGATAGGGAAAATACTTTTCTCATAAAATACCCATCCTTTCTTTGAAATTGCTTAAAATAAACAATATTAAGTTGTATGATTTACAACTGTCTAAAATGACTGAAAAAATAATATTCAAAATTGAAAAAATTTTTCAAGGCCGACTTTGACACCAATTTTGGAGTTTTTAGAATTGTCACACAATTCTCACAATTCAGACGCGCTTTGATGTATAATATACTTAGTTGTATGTATATGATAATTCAATCTCTTCCATTAGACTGTTTGCGTCTTCAGCTGATATATAATCCAAAATAAACAATAAATTTACATAACCAGTATATTCTCCTTCATCATATTGGAATCCTTTATATTCCAAAACACTAATCATTTCATCAATAATAGCCTTCCTCTTAGAAATACTTAATCTCATATTATTTAAAATATTAATGTTTTCTTTCTTCATCTTCTTTCACCTCCTTTAATTTTATGTATTATCTTCATGTGCATAAAAACCTACAATAAATTTCTTCTTAATAAATATACTATTGCCGTTGACAGGTGATATATAAATATAATCTTTTTCGTCATTATAAGTTTTTATAACAATATTCATTACGTCTCCTACGGACAAATCAGAAAACATTCCTTTCTTATAAAAGCGCATTATGAAATTTCCATATTTTGTAGTAAAGACAATTTCTATAAAACCCATTTATTTCACCTCCTTTTCATGATACCTATATGATATCACAAATATATTAAAATGTAAATAGGTATAGAAAAAGAAGTAATATTCTAAAAACGCTCTAATGCGTTAGTGTAGTAAAGAATCGGGATAAAGAAATAGGCCCCTCAACAGGGACCCATCTCTTCATCTTTTTCTATTAAATCGTTCAATTCCTCGTAAACTTCTGGCGTTATAATATCCGCCTGATACAATGCAAGAATATAACCCCTATAGTTTTCAATTAACCTCTGTTGCATCACTGGATCATCAATTTTTGTGTTTGTCAATATAAAATGTGCTGTAGATAGCCTATCAGCTATCTTTTCGATGCTTCTTTTTGTTTTTGGCTTAAATCTCTTGACTCTTAACCAATGATAAAACATCCATTTGATACTCTCCTTATACATGCTAAACCCTTTCCGCGCTTTTAGCTTTCGCCCAGCTTATATGATATCGGATGCTAGGCGCTTCACAGCGCTGGCTTCCTTTATCTTGACTATATTATAGCAGATCTTTGTTTACCTGTCAATAGGTTTTTGAAAACTTTTATAAGAAAAAAACCCCGCTTGTGCGGGGTGGTATTCTTATTTTAATAAATAATTCTTAAGGAGATTAAACTTAGCATCTTGTATTAATCCTGCATCTAACAATGCCAAAAGATAGTTATATAATGCTTCTCTTCTGGCCGTGTATTCACATTGCCACTCTATATCATTATATGCTTTATGTTTTGCATATATGCATGATTCATATAGATTTTTAATTCGAACCTTCAAGGAATATAAATTCTTTTTTCTACAATGTAATTCCTTATTTTCATACATTTCTTGTAACAATTCAAAAATATCCATAGTTATCTTCTCCTTTATTCCTCTTCAGATTGTAAAATTTCATATACATCATACGCTGTATTTTCCAGTTCGTAAAATTCTATATTGCTAATTACATTCGCCCTACATAATGCATATAAGTAAATAGAATATTCAATATAGCATTCCCTTACTAAATCCACGTGATCATTATAGTAATGGCCTTCCCGAATTAAAACGTATGTTTCAAAATATTCATCAAACAGACGATTTGTGTATTTACGTAAATCATATTTCAATAATTCTGTAATGTCCATATTATTTATATAATCAAGTGTTTCTTTGCGTGTCATGTTATATCACTCCTCAATTTGAATAGTCCTGTTCTTACAAATAGTTGCGCCATACTTCATGCGAATCTCTTCCATTTTCAGTTTACTTCCGCCTCTCACATGGCGCGGGTTCGGTGTCCAATACCAACGCTTTTTTCCGCCAGAAAAACGAAAACCCATTGATTTTAGTTTTTCCTTATTTTGATAAGTATTTTCATTGAAAAGCCATATCCAAGAACCTACTAGCTCGCATGAAATGTTCATGGAAAGAATATCATTGATAATGGAATCAATTGTATAATCCTCTTTTTCCATTTTCACGTTATTCTTGCTTTTATACATTTCATATGCTTCTTGTAAATCTTGCATATCCTCAGTGCTTCCGCCAGCGTCCGGATGGGCTGTTTTCGCCAGGCGGATATAAACCCGCCTGGCTTCCTCCAATGATGAGCAATTATAAAAATAAGTATAATATTTATTCATCTAATTCATACTCCTTCCATTGCTTCCAAAGATCCGCCGCAAGCTTTTTGATGTTCTCTTCGGTTTCTGGTTCATCCATCTTCTTCCCTTTCCGCGCTTTTAGCTTTCGCCCAGCTTATATGATATCGGATGCTGTCCGATTTCTTTATCTTGATTATAGCAGATCTTTGTTTTTCTGTCAATAGGTTTTTTGAAGAAAAATAAAAGAAGTAATATTCTGAAAATTTTATTAACTACTATATTTATGTACTTCTGTATACGCTTTAATATGTAGGACCTTCAGTATTCTAA